AAGGCCCGGTTCCGGCCTCCAGCTGCGAACTATGGATTGGGGAGCCTATCCGCGCGAAAACCGGACCGGACGTTCAGGTGACTACGCCGCAACAGCGATCACGGGCCAGTGTCCGTCCAGCTACTGCCTACGCCCAGGGTGAGCGCGAACACTGCCCAGGCAGCGACGAACCCGTACTGCCGTCTGGCGTAGCGCGGCGTAGCGTAGTGTCGGAACGCTTTCCAGCCGCCGCCTGCGAGCACAGCCGCCAGGGCCAGGTGCGACGTTGAGGCGTACCCGTTGTGCTTGTTCCAGCCCGCCCGCCGCTTCGGGGGAATGAGCTGGTAGAGACGGATGACCGCTGCCGGAGCAGCCGTGCCCAGGTTTGTCATGATTTTTCCCTTTTCGTTCATGTAAGTCACCTTTCCCGATGACGTATTCGGGCGCACTCAGGTCGCCTGTTGTATCGGTAGGAGCGATCGTGACGGCGTACTCGCTGCCACCCCGTTCGATGGTGAACGCAGCGCCAGTCTTGGTCGGCCATGTCTCACTGAGCGCGTTACTGTCATGCGGAGCATCGCCTCCGTAGATTTCCCGGTTTAGTGCTTCACGGCAGATTCGCGCTAGCTCCAGCGCATTCTCGTCAGCCATAGCTGGTGACTACAGACCAACCTTGTTGACGGCGTATATCGCCTGGGCCTGTGTGAACCCGTCGCCGTAGCTCGATGTGAGCTGGTCGATCAGGCCAGCTCTGCTGAATCCTTGACCGTCAGCCAGGTAGCCCTTTGCCGCCATCACGGCCTGCGAGTCCCAGTCTGGGTGCACATAGCCAATCGCGAATTTCGCGTCAGCCTGATTGAACCCCTCGCCATAGGTGGATGTGAGCTGGCTCATCAAGCCGTTGTAGCTGAATCCCTGACCATCGTTGAGATACCCCTGAGCGGCGTTGACAGCTTGCTGCTGGCTAGCAGTCAGCTGAACGCTGGCCTTCTGCGTCGGCGTAGCAGGTGTCTTGCCTCCCGGGTTGCACACCCCGTTGACGTCAGGCTTCATCCCCGTTGGACATCCTGCCGTAGCCTGTACCGTTGCAGGTGCGCTTGTCGTTGATGTCGTGACTCCCTGGCACGCAGTAAGCAGTACTCCTACGGTCAGTGACACTACTGCGAATAGCGCTCTCTTGTTCCTCATGTCAATCACCTCTATCTTTTTCGACCTGAGGTTCATCCTCAGGAGTCTTTGGGCCAGGTTGCGCGAAGACAACGTGCATGTTGTCGTCCTCTAGCAGCTTCCTGATCTTGTCCTCGAACCGCGTTGCGGCATCTTCGTCGAGGAACTCTGCGTTAAGCTCCACTACGTACGTTGGAGTGTCAGTGTGCCTGCCCGACAGGTACGGTGGCCACCTCCTGATTATCTGCAGGGTCTGCATGTACAACCCCGTCAACGGCGGGGTGCGCGACATCAGTGCCATCTTCTACCTCTCGAAGTTCTGAAAGCAGGTTGTTGTATCCGACGTGCAAGTTCCTGAGGAAGTTGCGGACGACGAAGAAGTTCGGCTTGTTGCACTTGCCGTGGACAAGCCAACCGAACCGCTCTGTCTTCTTCCACTGCTCGTACCGATGGTTGAACTTCCCGCCACCTGTGTTAGGCTTGATAGTGCACTTGCATGCCTGAGTGGGCTGTGCAATCATCCAGCGGATCCTGCTAGCGCTAGCGACGATAAGTCCTAGCTCTCCCACGTCGGCAAGCGATGCACCGTCATCACCCTGCGAACGCCAAGTAGCCTTGACGAACGCTTCGGCGGCGCTATTGTCCTTGAACGTGAGGAGTATTGCGCGTGCCATCGAGTACACCCCATTCGTCTACCTTCCTACCGTTTCGGTAGAGCGCGTGCCTGTACGCGCCACATTTATCGTCGGCCGTGTGATGATGGACGACAGCGTCATCGTCGATAGCGCTGTGTGTCTTCTGCGCGTCGATACCTGGCGCGATGTAGACCTGTCTCATAGGTCTAGAACCCAACGTAGCGATGCGCCAACTGCACGAAAGACCTTGCGTAGTCGGGGAAACCTGTGCGTTGGCAGGTCGTACGGCTCTGCCTGCGTAGCCATGTAGGCGAGAAGCTGATCGGTGTTCTTGTCCGGGAAGCCGGTCTCGATGAGTAGCGGCATCGGTCCCGTCTCGGGCACAGCCCTCGTGGGTATGAAGGTAGGCCGAACCATCGCAGCGAGCCTCTCACGCGTCAGCCTCGCTGCCTCTGCAGCTGCGTACCTGGCACGCTGAGCTGCCTCGCGTTGCGTGAGGATTGTCACGGTAGCCGCATCGCCCCATGACTTGCACAGCTGCGTGAACATGTCGTTTTCGAAGACGACATCTATCGGGTTGCGCCGGTCGAGTACGTCGTACATGATGCCTCCTACTAGCTATGGGATCCGTTGAGTCGCTCTGCACGAGAGTTGCGAAGTGAATCACATCCCTCCTGAATAGCGGCGTCGAAGATTGCCTTGTCGATATACGGGTCGCCGATGGTTGTCATCTGTGCGAGAGGACCTTCACCCAGCAGCGGGCTCTTGATCCAGTAGCAGACGCCCCATCCCGGAATTGGGCCTGCTGGTGTCATCATCTGGATCGGGCGAACTTCCCACGCCGTGATGTCGAGTCCGAATGACTTGTCGGCGAGAGCTTCCTCTGCCATCTCCGAGAACCTCACGAGTGGCATGACGGCTTCCTTGTTAAGCACCTATCCTCCTAGGATGGCTTGCGTGATTGTGTCGAACTCTGGTGCGGGGGTACCTCTCTTGTCGCCAAGCAGCCACAGGAGGTTCTCCCACTTGTTGGCCACGCGCTGTAGTCGACCCATATCGACCGTATCACGTGCCACGAAGTCGATTACCTGAACTGGTCGTAGTTGACCGATTCGGTGTAGTCGATCCTCAGCTTGCCGGTTCCGGGTTGGGTTCCAAGCTCGATCAAGAAAAACGACCGTACTTGCGCGGTGGAGTGTGATACCTTCACCTCCAGCTGCAATAGTCCCAGCGAGCACTTGTACGTCTCCTGCCTGAAACTGTTTGACGGCCACACTTCTGTCGGCCTTCGATACCGAGCCAGTATAAGGCCGTATCGAAACGTCCTTAGATTGTAGACGTCGCACGCATAGTTCGACCATTCCTCGTGATTGGGAAAAAACCACGAGAGGTTCATTCGGATTCCCCTCTATCAGTTCCACGAGTCTGTCGAGCTTCGATGACGGATCTGTTAGTACGACCTTCCGGCGTATACCACGATCCTCTTCTCGACCTGCGCGATACACGTCGGAAACGTATTCGCCCTGGAACTCTACCGAGGCTAGGGCGAACTGTTGAAGCCTGACAAGTTGTGACACGACTTGTCCTGCGACTAGCGGCGTGTCTTCCTGATCCCCTACCCAGGCGATCATGTCCTTCCGCATCTGGTCGTACGCCTTGCGCTGCTGCGGAAGCAGATCGACGTGGAGAGTCGTGTAGGTCTTTGGCGGTAGCTCGATCGCGACGTCTTCCTTCTTACGTCGGATGTACCACGGCTCCCACTGTTTATGGAGTGTAGGCAGCGCTGCCGTGTTGACGCCTGTGATCTTCCGGAAAGTGTTTCCGTACTTGCCGTTCGTCGGCTCGTTTATGCAGTACGTGTTGACGAACTTCCAGTACGACCTGAACTCCTTGGGATAGAGCCAGTTGAGCACTGACCAGATGTCCGCAGGCTTGTCGTCTGCAGGCGTTCCGCTAAGACCTGTCCTGTAGAACGTGTCGAGCCTCTTTAGGGCCTGAGTCTGTTGTGCCTTACGGTTCTTGACACGATGCACTTCGTCGCAGATGATGTGGAACCACTTGATGTCGGCCAACTCAGGTATCAACCTAAGGGCCTCATAGTGCACGATCGCGAAGCATGGCAAGGGCCTCTGCTTGAGCCGGTCGATCAGTGCCTGACGATTTTTCGGATCGACGATAGCTATGTTCCGCTCGAAAATTGACTCGGTCCAGCTGTCGTGAACTAGCCGAATGTGCTCGTCCCAGGTATCGTGCACACCCTGTGGAGCTACTATCAGCGTGGGGCGTTGGTAGGGCGGAGAGGTCTTGCCCATTCCAGGGTAGTGTCTACCTGCACGAAGTTCGAGGTCGATCAGGATGCCCTCGAGCGTCTTGCCGAGACCCATGTCATCCGCTACGAGACGTCCCGCAAGAGTGGGCTTTGCCACCTTGTCAACGCACTCCATCTGGAATGGATACGGAGTGATCATAGAGGACGCACCGTTCCTTTCGTCGGGAGCCTTCGGAGGTTCTCGACCGTCATGACGTTCCTGTCGAGTGTGAGCGTAAGCAGGTACTCTGCTGCACGTCTTGCAGTGTAGCCATGTACTCTGGCGTACTCCTGTAGATGCTCTCTAGCGTCATGTGTGAGCGCTATCGTGAGGATGGTTGCGTCCTCGGTTAGGATCCGTGCACAGGTTTTGCAGTCACGAATCTCTGTTCCAGGTTTCGGTGCGGGATGCGGTAGCGGTAGCCACTTGCCGCATAGTAGTCCACTCGAACCGGAACGACTGTAGTGTCTGCGCCCGTTCCTAGAGACGTGCGTTTCGGTATCCATTACTCGTAACCTCCGAAAGGCTTGTTGGGTACGATGTTCTCGATCCGTGTCTTGTCTTCGTAGACCCAGTAGCCACCGTGACCTAGACAGTTGCCGCACTGGACAGTGTTGGCTATGTCCGACTGAATGAAGCTGCTGTATCCCTCCGTGTACCTGTTACGATACTGCTTGGGGATGGGTGCTCCGCTGATCATGTGCACGCCCATACCCTTGCAGCGTGCACACGTCTCCCAGCTTGGCCGGTCTTGACCTACCCTGAAAAGCCAGAACCCGTCACTCCTCCTAGCGTGGCGGATTAGCAGGTATACAGAGAAGGCAAGGACGATTACTGTAGCGATCAAGGTCCGTTCGAAGAAGACGAAGAGCCCAGCCATATCTCACCTACCACGTTGTTCGTCTTTGGGCATATCCACATCAGGACCCACCTATCGCTTCTTTGCTCGTACTGGCTTACCAGTTTGTCCCTTCCGTTGTAGGGATGCCGGAGATGGCACTTTTGGCACCAGACTCCCGCGTGTACGTCCTGGAGCCCTGGTGGTGTCCACTCCTTGCCGATCACCGATCGTTTTCTGCGGCGCCACGTTCGCCTGGCGCTTCGCCGCTTCGATTCGTCGTCTGGCACGAACGCACCTCCTGTGTCCCCTGTGATGCCGACCCTTGTAGTGGGGGTGCTCGCAGATCCAGTCACTAGTTGGCATCGCCGATGACCTCCTTGTAGTGGTTGTTGTGGGGATGGACACACAGGAGGTTCTTGAACTTGAGTCCCCACGGTGCCCTGCTTCCGTACGGACTCATTCCTGGTGCGGGGGCCCACGTACACTGACACCGAGAGTCGGCAGGCTGCTTGTCCCAGATGTTTGGCCTGAAGGCTAGTTGACGACCTTCACTCTCACGTAGCGATGAGGATGGCATCAGTCTTCGTCCAATGCTGTCTGGTCGCCGAAGATCATCTCGCCGTCTCGATCTTCGTCTTCCATCTCCTCACGTCGCTCTTCACGTCCCGTGTCGTCTCGGTCTTCGTAGTATCCGTAAGGATCGTCATCATCGTCGTCGAACATCTGTACGTACTTACCCTCAGGATCGGCCTCGTCGAGCCTACCAGGAAGATCCTCGAGCTTCCAGCTTTTGTCCTCTTCGGGGTCCTTGAAGGCATCGTCGAAGCACTTGCCGTGAGAACCAGAGATCATGACCTCACGTTCGGACGCTGACATCTCGGGGAAGATGTCCTGTACGTGACCTGCGCCACGCCTCCATACTTCGTACCTGTCGGTGTCGACGTCGATCTGGCACGGCTGCCCACACATCATGCAGGTGTACGTGAGTCGCGTCATGTCCTTGTTGACGGGACTAACCTCGACCTTGTTCGGTGCTACTGGCATAACGGCAAGAACCTCCTCATTTCTTCCGGTACAGCCTTGATCTGCGCTGCCCTACGTTCCTCCGACGCCCTCCTTTCTGCTGCGGCTTCTATAGCTACTCGTACACGCCACACTTCTTCTGGTAGTTCGTAGCTGAGGAATATCCATTCCTCAGCTTCGCCGAAGTATCCCCACCACGGATCGCACTCGCCTACCTCAGGGTCCATAATGCCAACGGGCCTACTCTGCCAGTCCTCCGGCATCTCCAGGATCGCCTGTGCTAGGTCCTTCATCGTTTTTCGGGGGTAGTTTTCCAGTAGATCTGAAGTGCTCATCTGCGGCCTCCTTATCTATGCACCGCCGTCCACAGGGGCAGATCTGTGTGTCGATCTTCTTGTTCCGGATGTAGTAGTAGACCAGCTGGGGCGCGATACCCCTAAGTCGTCCATACTCTACAGGTGTGATCAGTGGTTGGTCTGCGGTCTCGTCTCGTCTGAGTTGAGCTTCGAACTCGTCGATGTTCATCGTGTTTTTCTTGGATTAGCTAACTTTGTAGACTCATTGGTTAGACGCGTTCTAAGGTAGGTCTAACCGCTGGAACATACTGTTAACGGGGTCTACTGCGCGCGCTTTTTGTCCCAGCTTAGACTCGCTTAGAACTTGTAGCGATAGTCCCAACGTCCGATCTCTTCTTCTGTGCGGTCTATCGCCTTCTGTATCTTTCGGTTGTTGTGAAGGGTAGCGGCGATAACGACTGCCATAAGTAGAAAGTAGGCTCCGAAGATTGATGCGATGAGCCATCCCCACCAAGGCATATCAGCCTCCCAGCATGCGTATGAGTTCTTGCCTGGTCATAGTCGGGTGTAGCGATTCGAGTTCGAGTAGCTGGAGCTCCTGCCTTGCGCGTTGTGCTGACTCCGAGAAGTGGTTCAGCGCCTCGAATGCCTTCGGACCCGCAGTACGTTGGGCCAGTGAGCCGTCAGGGTTGGTCTGGACTACACGACGACCGCTATTGTCTGTGCAACGTTCGTTGTCACACTGGAAGGTGTGCAGCTTGCCGCCCTGTGGTAGCTTCTTCGCGTCGACCAGTTTACTTGGCTGTTGACAGAAAGGACAGCGTCTAGCCTCCTCGAATGTCGTCTCAGCCATTGACGATCTCGATGCTGTCTAGCTGCAGCTCGATATCCTTGCCGTCCTTGTCGACGTATGCGATCAGGTTGTCCATCGCCGTTGCGTCCTCGACGAACTCCCGAGCCTTCTCGTCATCGACAACCATGAGAACGATTTTGGTCATACCGCTTCCTTCCCTTCTAGAACAGCCAGACGAACTTCGACGTCAGACATACGCGTCGCGAGCGACTTGACGCCATCCATGGTCTGGCCGAGCTTGGTGTTCTGTTGGAATCGTCGCTCTTCGTACTGCTCGAACTTCTCCCAGGTAGGCTCTTCGAGCATCTCCCACTTGGACGGCGAGTTGCCTCCGCCACGCGAGAGCTGTCGAACACAACTCATTTGCTTGAGCCTACGCATCACCGTGGTGTAGTAGGGAGTTGCGAGATTGTGGTCGGCGAACAGCCGTGTGAGGAAGCCCTCGTACACGAGCGTGTGTGTGCCATCGACCTTCTGAGGCGTAGATGCCTTCTTCATGGCCTCGAAAACCGTCGAGCAGTGCTCAAACAGTTTCGGGGGAGCCTCCTCGCCCATTGTCTATCACCTGCTTCCTTACCTTCTGGAGCGTGGTCAAGACTGAGCTAGGGAACTCGGACTCTTTCAACAGCGCTTCCCACGTGTCGAAGGGCTGTTCGCAAATCCGTTCAACCTCTGATTCCCAGGCGTCAATCTCAATGTCTAGAACGTCACGAAGCTGTTCCGCCTCCGTAGCCGTTATATCTAGGTGGGCCATGTATTACATCCTGTCCTGCTAAGGAAGGGCCCGAGCGTTTCCGGTGCTGAGGAACGCATTCCAATTGTGACTGGTCTGCAGCGCTCGGGCCCTTCGGGACACCAGTGCCTGGTTACTATCTGGCAGTACTACCTATGTAGACTCGTTGGCCAGCCTCGATCACTCGGCAGCGTTGTCCCGCTTTGCGACCCCTCCCGTACTCCCACGCCAGTTTGTGGGCCTGCGCCAGTTTCGAGGAGGGGTCCGTCTTTAGTTGTAACCTGGAGGCCCAACTGCGTCGCCTGCGACATCTCTGGGGGCGTCGCGGCTTATCAGTCCCATGAACGCTAACCAACGTGTCTCATCGCCAGTCCGCATTCCCACCCGGGGTTCCCACTCTCCAGGTCCTTCCCGCTGCGGGGGCCGGGGGGCGCCCGCGGGAAGATGTGGGACTACTCGGCCTCGTCGAAGTCGCCCTCTTCGCCGTCCTCGTTGTCCGTACCGGCAGTGTCGTCGGCGGTGGACTCGTCGGGGTCGGTGTCAGCGGCGACCGCGGCCTGGACCTCTTCGGCCGTCTTCGGAGTGTTGCGCCGGATGTACCAGTCGACGCCGTTCTGCATGCCGTCGATGCCGGGGCGCGTGAGCACGTCGGCCTGGGCCTTGTCGTAGACGTTGCCGGCCTCGTCGTACCACTTGACGGGGAACGGGTCGGTCTTGCCCGGCGCCTTGACGTACGCGTACATCTGCTGCGGCTTGAGCGTCGCGGCGGCGATGTTCTCCTTCACCAGGTGGTTGCGCAGCTCGATGGGCGTCACGACGCCAGTCGGGAGCGGGAACCGAGCGGTCTTCGGAGTGATCGGCGCCAGCGGCTGGTCGGGCTTGGCCGGCGACGTCTGAGTGCTTTCGGACATGGTGTCCTCCCTTTGCGATTTGGATTTTCGCTCTGACTTCTATTATAGCTGGGATCCAAGGGGATCCACAAGTGGTTTACATGGTTTTTCTTTGGGAAGTTTTTGGGCTTCCCTAAGCGGCACGTGCGACCTTGACCTTGTCAAGTCGTCCCACGATGAAAAGCCGTCCATCAGCGGTCTTGACTTCGTAAGGACGAAGCCTGCCCCTGTGGATCTTTACCAGCGTGACTTGCACGCGCGGTAGCCAGACTCTGCGGAGATCGACGGCGTTGTCGGAATCGAGATCAGGGTTGACTACCAGATAGGCGCCTCCTATTGCCTTCATGTTGTTCACCTCCTTTCAGGTGAGGAACTTCATTTGAGCATCGCTCCGATTGTGTTCCTGATGCCGTCGTCCATGTTGATGAGAGTGCGGTTGGTCTTGCACAGCTCGTCGAACAGTGCACCGAGCTTGTCGGCGATGACGAGATTCGACATGCACATGCCCTTGAGCCAGTCGAACAGGTCGTCTCGCTCGCCGCCTGCGATAGCCGCGCGGAGTTCCGCTTCGAAGTCCTTCTCCTTCTCGGGGAGGACTTGCAGCTTGACTTGCAAGTCGTTCTTCGCACGGAGCTGGACGCTGGCGACCTTGACGATGATCTTGGCGCCCGGGTCGAGATTGTGTGCGTCGATGCCCACTACGGTGTACGTTACACCTGTCATCACTTACCTCCGTTCAGGACTTTACAGTCCTTAGGTACACCGTCTTTTCGGTGTACATGCTTGTGTGTCCTTCTGCGTAGTTCGTCTGCGAGGGGCTTTCCCGCGATGAAAATCAACGGCAAGCCTAGCGGGATGCCGACGATCGTCAAGCACAAAGCCAAACCGAGCACGATGAGCGGTATGCCTACGAGTCCTCGCCAGACAATGCCCCACGAGTCAGTCGGTTTGTACGAGTCCGATCCTACCATTCAGGTTCAGCCCCTCTGGACGGTTAGTTCCCATGATGCAGCTCATGCACACACATCGGCATGAGCGTCCCGGGCACTCCTCATCGAGCCCGTCGTGATCACACACGTGGTCTCCTTCGCATGTAGCCAGTTTCGTATCGAACGAAACCGTGTCTCTTGTACCAGTGCCAGAGTTGTCCGTAGTTGAGTCCGTCTGAGGGACTGATCTCGAGTTGCAACGTCACACCTTCAGCGTCTGCCTCTTCGAGAATCTGACGAAGCAGCTCGCGACCGTAACCTTGACCGCGATGTGAAGAAGGTACGTTGATGCGCGTGATCGTCCAGTTGGGCGTCAGCTCACCAGGCTTAACGAGGTCCGCTATCGCCCTAGCTTCCGGAATGACGAAGCAGGTTCTCACTTGATCAGCCTCACTTCGTAGCATACCGACGAGCCATCAGATGCTGCCCAACGGTAGTTCGGTTCTAGCGGCTCCAGTTCGTCTGGAGCGAAGTAGAAGCCCCATGGCTCCGGACCCGGACCTGGTCGCTTCTTACCTGCCTCGCGACCAGCCTTGGTGAAGGCCTCTTCGGCCGTTTCGGCATCGACAAGTTGGTGGTAAGAGACTTTCTCCTCACCACTACGAGGGTCCTGAAGGAACTCCTCTACTAGCCATTCTTCCATGTTTCCTCCTTTCAAGGTCCTGCTCGAACGCTTCTGTGCAATATGCACATCACGCACTACCAGGTCCAGCGACTACCGCCAGCCGTCGAGCGCTTCCCGCCTAGGTGATCAGCCTATCGCGTCGTTCGAGCAGGACGTTCAGAGGAGGACTACGCGAGGCCGGTCAGTTCGACGTAACCGTGCTTCGCGATCAGAGTCCTGAACTTCTCTTCCGGGTACTGCGATGCCCACGCGTTGCCCCAACGCTTGTTCATCTCAAGACGCGTGGAGTTGCAGGTACCGTTGATCTTGACGTACCTGCCCGTGAGCGGAATGCCCTCCACGTGCGTGTTGACGGGGAGGTCGTCGCAGACGCTGATCAGCTTGTGACCGACGCCGAACGTGAAGTACCAGTTCACGCGTGGCTCGTCGTCATCGTCGTGAATCGTCTCGTCGAAGTACTGCTCCATGTCTTGGGGCGTGTCACGTTCGACTTCGGGGTAGGGGTGGCTCATGTCGCGTTCTCCTGTTCCGCGTAGTAGTTCCGGTTCTCCAAGTCGACGACACGGGTGAGTAGCTCCTGTGTCAGAGTCTCGAGGGCCTGGATGCGCTCCTGCATCGCTGCTTCGTCAGCATCCTTGTTAGTCGTTGGATGCCGCTTGGCAAGCCGGCCAATGTCGTGGCGTGGGTCAAGGGAGTCGAAGTCACCCTTGGTGGTCTTGTGCCAAGTCTGCAAGCCCCAGTCCTGGTATGCGTTCTGGTATGCTGCCACTTGGGTGACTTGGCACAGTGCTAGGTCGTTGTTCCAGTAGTACTGACCTACGACGATCGGGAACCCGTCTGCTGTTCTGTGCACTACGCCTCCTTACTGTCTAGTTCCATGGCGTGAGCTAGCAGCTCCTGTATCTGCCCTGCCTGCTGGGCGTACAAGTCTGCCAACTTGGTCATGGATTGTCTGTACGCCACGACCTGAGGCACTCGCAACTCGCTATGCCTCAGGCGGTGACGGAATGTCGCGTCGACCATCTGCGCCCGAAGGTCATCGGCATCTCGTACCGTATCGGAGAGGGCCTTGAGGCCATCCTCAATATCCTTCAGGAGCTGACGGTTGCGCACGCTCATGCGTGGCAGTGGTTCTGGTCGATCACGCTGGTGCGGACGGGCTCGCTGACGTAGCGGCCGGCCTTGGTCGAGTACTTGAAGTACGTGTGCGTGACCTGGTGCTCGTGGTAGCACTTCGGCGAGATGAGAGTCTCGACTTTCTGGACGGTCTGCAGCGTTGGGCTCGACGCGTTGGCCGATCCGATCGACATGCCACCCAGAGTGGCTGCTGCGACGATTGTGACGCTGGCTGCGATCCTGCGAGCCTTCATGGTTCCTCCTTGAGCTCATCGGTACGGGCTTCACCCGCAGACGCCTCCCGGCGTTTCGCTCTGCTAGTAGGTGAGCGTGCCGTCGGCCAGCCCGTAGGCGACGTCGTCGTACCCGGTGGCGTGACCCGCCTTGGACGGCGAGGCCTTCAGGTCCTTGAGCTCGCCGATCCAGCTGACGGGCGTGCCGTCGAGGTGGACGCTCTTCTGCTCGCCGAAGTACTCCTTGATCTCCTTGACGGTGGCCCTCGGGCGTTCGACGTCCTCGACGACGGGCGTTGCGGTCATGTTGTTCTCCTAGGACTCATCGGTGCGCCTATCTGACGCAGACCCTACGTCTCACGACGATGGGTTTCGTCCACTACTGGTTCAGTTTCCGTATGGCGAGGAACTCGTCGACGATCGTTGTGATGTCGCCGCCTTCGGGGTGCTCGCCGAGGAAGACGTTAATCTGTTCGAACGCCCTGTCATCGGCGTAGTCCTCAGGGCCGTTCCAGACCCTGCCGATGTACACCGTACCCCCACCGACTGCGGTGACGATCTTGCCTCCCCACGAGTTGAACAGGTAGCGCATCCTGCCATCACGAAGCTCCCACTCTTCGTGACCTGCTGCTACCGCAGCTTCGAGGTTTACGGCTGTACGACGAATCTCGTACATACAGCACGTGTCGTCGTATATCTTGTCGAAGGTACTCTCGCGCTTCGCAGGCTCGATGGTGTACTGGTACTTCACCGGCGTTGCCTTACGAGCTGCCTCCCTGTTGTCCACGTCACGCTGCTCCGCTTCACGAAGTTCTCGACGTAGCTCTGCTGTTGTCTTCATCAACGCACCTCGTCGTTGTATAGGCTCGGGTCTGTGATGCCCTCGATCGCGACATCGCGCTCGTCGCCCTGTGGCTCTGTGCACCGATTGGCGACGAACTTGGCGAACTTCGTCAGGTCCCCGGCCCCATCGAATTCGGTCCACAGGGCGAGAAGCTGTGAGAACTGGCTCTCCTCGCACATGTACGTGTAGAGCGCGAAGTCCTTGATACGCTCCTTCGGCGTGAGTAGCACGTCGGGGTCTTCGGCGTCAGCAGCCTCGAGCAGGTACGCTTCGAACTCCTGACGTAGCTGGACCATCAGGAGGTTCTCTTCGACCTTTTCGGTCTCGATCAGCAGTGTGTCCTTGTCAGCAGTGACGCTGACGCCCTTGACCCCGAACTGTCCCCACTGCGTCCTGACTACGACGCCCATCGATCTTGCCTGCCTCTCGGGACTCCACACATCGGGGTCCTCCATGGCCTGGAACAACTCGAACAGGTTCACTTCTCTGTTACCTCCAGCTTCCTGTCGAAGACGATGAAGTTGTACATCAGGTCGATGTCGTCTTCATCGTTCCCTTCGAGTCCGAACATGCGATCGGCCCTACCTGCGTGGATGAAGTACTTCGCCACGCGCTCGACTGCCTCGAGGCTGACTGTGTGACATCCGCAGTCGACCATCTTGACAATCTCCTGCTTGAGCTCGGTCTCCGTCATGGTTGGCATTACAGCTCCTCTACTGGTATGTCCCTGCCACACGTGTAGCAGTGTGTCGTTGGTTCGTCGAACATGGCGAACACTCCTGGGTGTATGCAATCATCGTCGACGAGCACGTTCTTGTGCCGCTCGCACTCTAGGTACGGTCCAGGCACGCGGAGCTGCAAGAGCTGGCGTAGGACTGCGCACGCACATAGGCTGCGCTTGTTGAGGGCTTCGACGAACCTGTTGCCCTCTTCACGCGTTAGCGATGCCATCACGTGCCCACTTTCGTGTAGCGACCGTAGATGACGACGTCGCCCCAGAGTAGCCGGCGCGATACGTAGTGCTCGCCGTCTCGTGTCAGTACGTGCCTGTTGCCGTACTGGTCTGTCCAGGTCCTCATCAGTACACGCCCCAGACGCGTATGTCGAGCATGAGCTCGCCCCTCGTCAGGACGACCCCGACTCGAAGCTCGCCACGTTGTTCCTGCTGCCCAGAGACAGCGTACGGTCGGGACGCGAATACCTTGCGTCCGAACCTGTCCTTCACCTCGTACCAGTCGGCGACTTTGAGTAGCTCGTCGAGTAGGGCCTTGACGTCCTGTTCGACGTTGTCGTCCATCTCGCCGTATCCGCCGATCTCGTGCACTTCGTCGAGCCGACCCTGCAGCCAAGATAGGATGCTCTCGTTCAGGACGAGGTGTGCACCCTTCATCGGCTTGAAGGTCATGTCCGGCTCGAATATTTCGATGTTCGGCATTCTGTGCCTCCTTTCTTTTTCCCGCTCAATTAATTGTACCTGGGACCCATAGGCTTTTTCAAGGCCCAGTTTTGGACACCTTGGCGCGCGCCGCATCGTACCGCGGTGCATGAATCGCAGCTGCGATCTCGCCCATCTGGGTGCGGCACACCTTGCCTGCATCGACTCCACAGGAGGTGCAATCGGTGAAGCGGACTGCATCGTTCTTGGTGGCATCGTTGCGCCAGTTAATCCTCACGAGGCGCCTTGGCTACACCCTGAGGGAACAGATCCGGCTCTTCGAACGTCTTTGCCGGTCCCCACTTACCTGACACTATCGCCGCGTCGTCAAGTAGTTCTGTCTCGGTACCTGCGACACGCAGCTCACGCTCGCGCCGCTTGATCGTCGTCTCGGTAAGCTGGAACGTAATCTCGACCACGTTACGGCTCAGTATGTCGAGGCCGATCGAGACGGACACCTTGCCGCCACGCCTCTTGGCCTGGTTGTACGACATCATCCGCATGGACGTCGCTGCACAGTCGAAGTCTTCGCCCTCGACAAGCCTAACGGTGTGGTTGTGCCTTAGCCACGCGTCCCAGTTGTACTTGGGTGCTCTGCCGCCTGTGTTCTTAATCAGTGGCGGTGTATTCTCGTTAACGAACTCCATCAGCTACTGTTCCTTTCGCGCTAGGGCTGCTCTGTATGATTCTATTATATCACTGGGCAGATAGGACAAACAACCCCAAGTTACACAATGACGTTGTATTTACAATTATATACGTCGTTTTGGTAGGTAGCGCCTGTTACTCTATAGGTGGACTGAAACCGCAAGCACAAAAGGGTGGCATGTAAAACCGCAGGTTAACCAGCGGGCCGGTACATGACGGCGCTTGATATACCACAATCGTCTTCTTATAGAACTTTATGGTGGTTATATAGTGGTAAAGTTAGTAGAAGTTACGGCAAGCGTCAAAGCGTCCCTTAATTAAGTAGTATGTGAACTAATGTGCGTTACGTTGATGTGTGCGCCTACGCCCTAAAGTAGGGACCCTAACTACCGCCTGCGACTTTGGGTCTTCTTGCCGGTGGGTATGGTCTTTTCACAGTTTCCGCCCAAATCGGCCGTAAAAGGTACCTGGCGGCCCTGTGGACGTATCTGCGCGCCGTTCTGGGGTCCGACTTCTTGGTAGATAGCCCGGACCGAGTTCCCAGTCTGCTGGAGTGCCCTTCTCTGTGCCGGCGAGGTCATGCCCTGAACCCGACGACCCTTCTTAGGCGCGAGTTCCGGCCGAGACGCTATCTGACGTTCCATGCCTGCCATGTACTCCAGCCAGTCACTTGACAGCATCGCAGGCTCCTTCCGGATGGGTAAGGTAACAGGACGTACATACGGGGTTCCGACGTGTCTTTCGACGTATCGTGGGAACGCATCCGTCGTCCGGATGGCACTTGCAGTGGCAATGAATCGGATCTTCTAGACCCGCGAGCCGAAGCCATTCCTGACATTCGGTCTCGTGCCGACCTTGCTTGCAGTCGTAGGAGACTATCAGGTCCCCTGACCGTCGCTTGTGGGCTGTCATCGCACCCCCTCTTTTGGGCTTAATTCAATTATACAGCGGCTTTCGCTAGGAAAGCAAGTCGGTCGAGGGGCACGTGGGGCTTGTTCGGCCCCTCGACCAACTTGGCGTCCTAGGTGGCCACATCCGGCTCGAAGGGCTCGAATGTCGGGTACTCGCCCCAGTTGTCCTTCACGTTCCGCTCATCCTTGTGCTTCTGGCACACCGGCGCACCCTTCTGCCTGCCGATCGTCTTCCACGCCATCCAGTAGATAGCCGGCTCGGGGCAGTATCCGCACCTCATGGCGTAACCTGGTACGAACCGGGGTCCGTGCAGGACGCGGGTGCCGGGGCCCCATTCGCGTGGACGACGATGCACACGGGCGGCGGGACGTGGGTTGCGTGGGAGTGCCACCCGAGGGCGTACCCCATTCCGAACGTGACGACGAGGCATAGGGTGCCTACCAGCGTACCCACCCTGTGCCGCATAGCGCGGCGAACGTTCACGTTGCTCCTCCTTAGCCTGGCTCATCAGTGCGTGGCGGCTATCCCACGCAGACGGTCTGGGGGCCCTTGCGGGCCCCCTCGCCGTTTCGCCCTACATGTACTGCGCGGCTAGCGCCTCGACGTCGGTGCGGGTGTTGGTGGCACCCCCGGTGACGTACTGGTTCAGCCAGGTCTTGAAGGCGTCCCCGTCGAAGTACTTCTTGTCGGAGCCGGTGACGGTGGCACTCGCGATCGTGCCCTTCTTGTGGTACGTGTACAGCATCTGCGGCGTGACGGTCTTCTCGATGCCCTCAGAGGCGAGCCGGATGTTGGCAACCTTGGCGGCATAGAACGGGGTGATTGGGCTGAGCTGAGACATGGTGTACCCTTCGGGACGAGCGCCACCGCGCGGCTGCGCGGCACTTGCGCTTGTTTTTTACTTATAACTATATTATAGTCTATGACTCGCGGGTTTACAAGACCCGTGGGTCCTACTGGCCTTGTGAGTAACTTCTGTAGTAACACAGGGGTACACTGGGTGTTGTGTGTCCGCTTGGAGCGGCTATATAATAGTAAACATGAGCGATCACATGAAGGACTTCGAGGCCGACCTATACGGCAATGAAGGGCCCGCTCAGAGGACGAAGAGGATCTTCGACAGCAACGCGCCGTTCGCTGCTGCGCAGATTGTCGACCTGGCAACGAATGGATCCAACGAGGGTGTGCGCCTCCGTGCGTCCCAGTATGTTGTAGATCGCGTGCTTGGCCCGCTGGGAAAAGACGACAACGAAGAGGCGCTCAACGAGTTCCTGCGCGGTATCGAGAAGATCGCCAACACGGGGAAGAGCTGACGCCCTGTGGATGACCTCCTGTGCCTGCTGAGCTTCTTCGGGCGGCGCCCTCGTTGGTACAGGGAGTGGTATGCCCGTTGACGAGCTGACCAGGGCGTTCTGGACGAAGATCGGGTACGTGCCGCATCCCAAGCAGAGCTTGTACCACGACTCTGGTGCCAGGTTTAGGGTGCCGACTTGCGGGCGCCGCTTTGGCAAGTCGACTATGGCAGCGAGGGATGTGTCTCCTAAGCACCTGCTAAGGGCTAACCAGATGGTCTGGATTGTCGGGCCCACCTATGACTTGGCGGAGAAGGAGTTCCGGGTCATTTGGAACGATCTCATTGTCAAGGAGAAGCTAGGCCGGGACAAGAGGGTGAAGCGTGCATACTCGAAACGATCGGGGGATATGTTCATACAATTCCCTTGGGGAACTCGAGTGGAGTGTCGCAGTGCTGAGCACCCGGAATACCTGGTCGGTGAGGCTCTCGACCACGTCATCATGTCTGAGGCCGCCAAGCACAAGCGAGAGACGTGGGAGCGATATATCCGCCCCGCTCTTGCTGACCGTCGAGGGGGAGCAGATTTCCCTACTACTCCCGAGGGATTTAACTGGTTGCATGACCTCTGGCAACTAGGTAGGAGAGAGCGGTTCAAGGGCATTTACGAATCGTGGCGCTTTCCCAGCTGGGACAACCCCGTGGTGTATCCGGGAGGTCGTCAAGATGATGAAATCTTGCTACTAGAGGAAACGTCCGAGCCTGAGTGGTTCCAGCAGGAGATAGGTGCGGACTTCGCATCCTTTGTCGGCAAGATATTTCCGGAGTGGGATGAGACCAGGCATGTACTAGCAGGGGACTACAAGTTCATTCCTGCCTGGCCCAACTACATTGCGTTTGACTGGGGCTACACCAACCCCCTCGCGGCTGTCGAGTTCCAAGTCAGCCCGAGGGACGAGATTTACGTCTGGCGCGTCCACTACAAGAAGTACAAGACGATACCGGACCACATTGGTCAGATGATGACCAGAACTCAACCTGCGAACTATCACATTAACCTGACGTTCGGAGATCCTGCTGACCCTGAAGCTGCCGAGATGGTAACGAAGGAACTAGGGAAGCGCGGCTTCTTTGTCCAGTGTTGGGCCCCGCCGGAGCTTAAGTCCGACTACACCTGGCGAGATGGTATCGACCTGATGGCCAGCTTCATGCGACCGGTTCAGGTCGGGGAAGACAAGTGGGGTGCTCCTATCGAGGAGCCTCGCTACTGGGTGTCGTGGGAATGCAAGGACCACATTCGTGAGATGAACAACTACCGATCTACGGAACCGGTCAAGGGTCGCAACGTGCCCGAGTTCGGTAACAGGGTCGAAGACCACACGATCGACGCAATGCGTTATGCACTCGTATGCCTGTTCAAGATGGGCGCCGCAGGATCTCACCTGACGCCTGACATGGTAGCAGCTGCCCCTGTGGAGTTGACGCCGAAGGCGGCAGCGGAACGTCGCGCTGCGGATGGGCAGCATGCGTTCTCTAACCTCATGGGTGCAGATCAGACCTCTGCAGGTTTCTTCCAGATGCGTGGGGATAATGAGGTGGTGTTCTAGTGGATATGCGTGACCTTCCTCGCGTTGACCTGCAGGACCTTATCGACGGTGGTTACGAGCCTGTTATTGCTCATCGGGGTGATGATGCCTTCATTGTCATGGCACCTCCGGGTGGTGCTGCTGGCCAGGTGCTAGACGGTACGGCGGAGATGTTCAGCCAGACACCGAATAGGACTTTCGGTAGCGCTGAGGAAGTTGCGGCCTACCAGATGATGCAGAGAGGTGATGAAGATGGAGCCAACAGGCAGCTCGCGACTATGCGACAGCGAACAGGTGTCCAAACTCGAGGTCGACCTGTCACAACAACGCCTCTTCCTGGAGGCGCTAGCCGTCCTGTATTTCCTGGGTCCGCATCTACACAAACTTCACCCGGTACTCCAATCGGCTCTTCTCAAGACGGTTTGCAGTTCGCTCCGCCGCCTGATCAGAGAGTTGGCTTCGGCGCAGAGTCCGGCACGATGCGGATCCATCAGCGTGTTGACCTCGCCCAGGGCACAGGTGTGGGTCTCGGGGCACCAGTCGCCAATATCGGTAACGAACTGGGTAGTGCAACTCCGTCGCCGTTCACTTCTTGGATAAGGCGCGAGTACAACAAGGACCTGTACGGTATTAAGGGTCTGAAGATCTACGACAAGATGCGGAAGTCTGACGGCACCGTTCGTGGGACGATGCGGCTTGCGAAGACTCCGGTGCTTGCCGGTCAGTGGTCGATGGCACCTGCCAGTCAGAGTGCTAAGGACAAGATGATTGCCAATTTCGTCTGGAAGAACCTGACGAGGTGGACAACGTCTTCATGGCCGCAGACTCTGACCGAGTCGCTGTTGATGTTGGACTTCGGCTACTACATGTTCGAGAAGGTGTTCGTACCCGGTGCACAAATCACGAATGACCCTGACGCGCGTGGCAAGATCGTTTGGCAGAAGCTTGCTCCGAGGCATCCGATGGACGTCAAGGAGTGGTTCTTCGACTACGAGGGCGGCCCGCTCAGCGTGGATTTGTGGGCGCCACCAGTCTTCGTGCCCGGGTTGCAGGGTGGCGTGTTTCAGGGCTTCTCGCAATGGGTAAACATTCCTATTAACAAGTTGTTGGTATTCAGCTTCGATAAGGAGGCCGGCAACATTGAGGGGATCAGCCTTCTGCGTTCCGCTTACAAGCATTGGTACTACAAGGATAACCTGTACAAGATAGACGCGATCCAGAAGGAGCGCCATGGAATCGGTGTTCCTGTCATCCAGTTGCCGGTTGGATACTCGCCGCAGGATCTATCTCTTGCAGATGCTCTGGGTCGTAACCTACGAACCAACGACCGAGCGCACGTCGTACTACCTCCTAACTGGACTTTGGCATTCGCTGAACTGAAGGGTCAGCCTGTCAATTGCATTCAGTCGATCGAGCACCACGACACGCAGATCGAGAAGCAGATTCTTGGTCAGTTTCTAAATCCGCACGAGAAGACGGACGAGCAGGACCAGACGCTGTTTCTCAAGGCTACCAGGTTTACTGCGGACATCGTTACGGACGTTTTCAACTCCTACGCGATACCGCAACTAGTCGATATGAACTGGGCAAATGTAGACTACCCTCGTCTTGTCGCCAAGAGGATCGGCGAGCAGGAGGACTGGCGCACTACCAGCTTTACGCTCAGGAACTACGTTGGTGCAGGAATCATCGTTCCTGACCAGCCGCTGGAAGACCATCTGCGCGACGAGATGGGTCTTCCGCCTGCAGACATGGCCACTGCACGGATCGTAAGGTCTCCTACAGCGATGAACCCGCAGAAGATCGAGCCTGCGGCAACTGAGCTACCTGGTCCTGGACACGGTGTCGATCCTACGCAGGTACCAGGAGCGCCTCCCGTTCCTAACGCGCCGCAGGCTGGTCCTCCTCGTCAGTCTCCTCCAGGTACAGTAACACCGTCTACCGGTAAAGGTGACGGATCGGGCAAGTCTGGTCGCAGAGGCCAGTAAGGAGTAGGAAATGGCTAAGGCAGGGTATTCACTTCTATCAGGTGTCGTTCCACTGGCAGCTGGCACACCGAAGACGGCTATGTTCGTTACGGCTGGTGCGCAGTTCGGTATGGACCTGAAGAAGTTCCGTATCGCCTTCGACGGTGTGACGGCCAGCGCCATTCCCGTCTTCTGGGAGGTCAACTACTCGACGGCGGCTACCAACTCGACGCCAGGCACCGGTAATACTACTGCCACGGCGCTCATTACTCAGAACTATGGTCGGGCGATCGCGACGACTGGGTTCCTCGCAGGTATCAACTGCTCATCGGAGCCAACAGTTCAGACTGCCGTCGACGGTACCCTGCTCACGCCTAACGGTGGTCTGCTAGTCTACGACTTCCCACTCGGCGACGTTCCAGACGCCGCACCTGCTAACGGCTTCTGCATCCGTCTGACTGCTCCTGCGATCGTGAACGTACGCTGCACGATGTGGTTCGAGCGCATCTAAGGAGCTAGCTTATGTCCTTCCTGAGCGGCACGCAGGACGAAGCGCTATACACGCTGCCTGCGGCTATCACGAAAAACACGTACACCACCGAGGCGGCGTTCTCCGGCGTCATCGGCACGAACCCCGTGTGCAAGCTGGACGGCAACGCTTTCCGCAACGGCGTCCCCAACCCGGTAGGGCGTTCCCTGTACCTGGTGTGCAGGGGCACGATCGCTACCACTTCCGCGGCCACCTTCGCTGTCAACTTGGGTTTCGACCCGACGGCTGGCACCAAGGCGAACTCGGTTGCCGTCATGTCCGCCACCGCGCCCGTCGCTGCCATCACGGCCGGGTGGACGCTTGAGGCGTGGTACACGTGCACGGCGTTCGTCACCAGCCAGATGACCCTCCAGGTGAACGGCCACTGGATTATGGAGGGTTCCGCGTCGGGCGGCGCGGCGGTGGCGACTGCGCTGCGCACGGCCTTCTCGGGCAGCATCTCCGGCGCGACCATGGACCCGCGCGTGGACAACTACATTGAGCTGTTCGGCACCTGGTCGGCCAGCGCGGCGGGTAACACGACCACGCTGCAGCAGATGTTCCTGTTCGGCCTGAACTGACCTGAAGCCGCGCCCGGCACGGATGTGAGGTGAGCCTGTGGCAATCGCCTTCGACGCAGCCGGAACCCCCGCCACCGGCACCACCGCGCTGACTGTCGTCATCCCGGCCGGGGCCACCCTCGGGTCCGTCATGGTCCTGTCGGTGGTCTCTACCGCGGGTGCTGCCAGCAATGTCACTGGGACCACCGGCAACACCGGCTGGCAGATCCGTGACACCGCCACCGACGCGGGCGGTGCACCGGAGCCGACCGTCACGGTGCTGTGGAAGCTGTGCGGTTCCGGGGATGCCGGGGCGTCGGTCACCTGCACGTTCGCTGCCACGCCGGCGACCACGGTCGGGGTAGTCAACACCTATACCGGCGTCGACCCGGCCACCCCGTTCGAGGCGAGCGCGGCGGCGTTCGACGCGACCGGCGGCGGCACCGCGCACGTCTCCCCGACGATCGTCACCACGCAGGACACCGACTGGATACTGACGGCGTTCGGGGACCGAAGCGGTTCCACATGGACGCCGCCAGCGGGGTTCACGGAGCGGTCTGACACCTCATCCGGTGCCGTGGCGTCGCTGGAGACCGCCGACAGCAACGGCACGGTCGCGCACGGGTCGATCTCCGAGACGGCGACCGCGACGGTATCCACGTCGACGGACGTGATGTGGATCGGGGCGCTGCAGGTCCCGGCGGCGGCGGCGGCTGCCGGGGGCGGCGCGGTGCAGGCGCAGCCGGGCAAGACGTGGCTGCGCCGGTTCCATCACCGGCAGCAGCAACTCCCGCCCGCCGTTACGGTTGTCGCTCCAGTTACAGCGACTCCACAACCGGTAGTTATAGCGACTCCTAATGCATCGCAGTGGTTTAGTTCTAATCAACCGATCATTAGCTTTGCACCTCAGCAACCTGTCGTTACGCCTACTGTGACTCCTGTGCCTGTCGTAGTCAACGAGCCTAATGCAAGTCAGTGGTTTAGCACTCCCTCGACGATTGTCAGAGCAGCGCCTCCAACGCCTCAACCACCCGCACAGCCTACGGTCGTTAACGCTTCTCCTGCTAGTCAATGGTTTAATACAAACTCTCCACAGACATCTCGCAGCTCTTTGCAGGACGCGATAGTATCAACTGCAACACCCCAACCTGTCGTTGAGACTTCTCAGCCTGACAGTAGGTATACTAAGACTGGTACTGCACAGGTAATACAGGCGCCTCAAGCTCCTACTGTCGTAGCGCAAGCGACACCTCAGCCTGTTGTTCAGAACGAGCCTAATGCGCAGCAGTGGTACGATGTTAAACCTGCACAAGATTTTCGTAACACGACACAAGATCCTCCTGTTTTGACAACTTCGTCACCTACCGTCGTTACTAGTCAGCCTCCGCAGTCATGGCTTAGGCCTAATCCTACGAAGATCATTCGTAATCCGATTCTGCTCGTTGTTCCAACTGCAACACCTGCGCCTATAGTTGTTGGAAGTAAGGATACTCAGCTCTTCCGAGTAACACGTCCGCAGGTTATTCGTAATCCTCTTCCTGTTATCGGTCCTGCTGTACAAACGCCTATATGTTATAGTGGCACGGTCACCGACCAGAACTTGTTCCATGGTAGTATAGTGCGCTTGCCATTTAGCGGTTCGATTGTTGACGGTAACGTTTTTGGTGGTATGGTAGTCGACAGTAATGCATTTGCAGGTACCGTTGTCCATGTGCAAGTGTTTGGCGGCGGTATGGTCAGACAGATACTAGATGGTGGATTGGTGGGATGGTGTATGCAAGAGGTCGATATTACGCTAGCAGAGTTCAATGATGAGTCTCTCACGGTCACGATCACTTCTGGTGGTGGACCCTTCAACGTTACAGGCCTAACGATGGAGATGTACCTGAAGGCCAATGCTGGCGATTCCGATACAGCTCCGTCAACAGTCAAGTTGACTACGCCAACAGACATTACGATTGTTGACGGACCCAACGGAATAGTCAACGTGGCAATTCCGAATGCCGATCTGCAACCTGGCGATGTTGTAGGCTTCTACAGGTACGACATTCTTCAGTCAGGTAAGCGGCATACTGCACTGTATGGCAAGGTAGGGGTTACGCAGTTGTAACACAAGGGGTAGCTTACCTCTGTGGACATACTATATAATCGTCTTAGAACCAGGAGAACATATGTCCGTATACAGCCCCAGTGGTTCTGGGAATGTTCACGTAGATACCGTCATGGGAGGGGGTAAGCGCGTGGCAGCTACGCCGAAGGCGAAGAGGAAGGCCCAACCTAAGAGGGGCATGGGATTCCAGGCAGCTGCGTCTTCCGCTGCCAAGTCTGCCGGAGTGTCTCCGAAGCAGGGTGCGGCTATAGTCGCTGCGGCCTCTCGGTCCGCTTCTCCCGCCGCGAAGGCGGCTAACTCCAACCTCAAGAAGGTACCAGCCAAGAAGAAGGCTGCGACCGCGACCAAGAGGGGCGGCAAGAAGTGAGCCGTTACGGCTTTTGGGTCGATGTCAACAAGAAGCTCTTCGAGGCAGGTGGGACCTCCTGGGTTCACGCCCTCCCCGTAGGCACGTACGAGCACCCGGTCTACGGCAAGATGGAGTTCACGCCGGAGAAGATCGGCCGGTTCGCGGCGAGCGTCACGAACAAGGTGCGCGGCGTCGATCCCGACATCGACTACGACCACAAGGCCCAAGATGGCAAGGCTGCAGGTTGGGTTCGCGGCGCTGAGGCACGGGCCGACGGCCTGTATCTGAACGTCGACTGGACCAAGCCTGCTGCTGCGTCTATCGAGGCCGGCGAGTACCGCTACTTCAGTCCTGAGTTTGACGACGAGTGGACTGACGCGGCGGGTATCAAGCACGAAGACGTACTGTTTGGCGGTGCGCTAACCAACAGGCCCTTCCTGAAGGATCTGCTTCCCGTCAATCTGTCCGAAATCACTACAACTCAGTTGACGGGAGGCACGTTGGACCCCAAGGCACTGAGGATCGCGCTCAAGCTGGCAGAGGGAGCAACCGACGACGAAGTTGTCGCGGCTATCAAGAAGCTCTCCGAGCCGCCGACGCCGGTACCTCCGACACTGCTACCGACACCCCCACAGGGTGTCACCGAAGACGCGCTCGCCAAGCTCCTCTCCGAGCACCCGGTGCTCAAGGAGCTGAACGAGCGAGTCACCAGGGCCGAGGCTGCTGCCACGGCATCAGACCGCGCGCGACAGCTCTCCGAGACCAGGGCGCGTCTGTCAGGTCTCCAGGCAACGCAGGGAGGTCGACGATACGTTCTCCCTCCTGCGGTGATCGACGCGATCGCGGAAGGTACGGTTGTCGGCGATCCGATCAAGATGTCCGAAGCCTTTGTCGGGTCGCTCGAGCAGCTTACCAAGGTCGGCTTTGTCGAACTTGGTGAGCGCGGCAAGATGGGCAGCCGGACCGAGAAGGACGCCACCCAACAGCTTGGCGAGCTGGTCGTTGCCGCTCAGTCGGCACACTTCAAGGCGACAGGCAAGCAGCTGGCGTACACCGACGCGGTTCGCGGCATCGTGCGGCAGAACCCGGAGCTGTACGACAGCTACCGCCAGGACAGCTACGCAGGGAAGGAGGAGTAACCCATGCCGGGTACGGATCATGCTCTTAGCAAGGCCTTCCTCGCGACGGGCGGCAGCGTCGTCTATCCGCAGTGGTCAGTCGTGCAACAGGTTGCGGCTGTCGGATTCACGCCTGCCGCTGTGCAGCTCGCTCCGATTACACTGGGTGTAGCTGCTGCAGCTGCGCCGCTAGGTGTGTGTCAGGAGCTCCTGGATGCTGCCAAGACCAACACGGGTAAGGCGTTTGTCAACGTCGCACTCGAGGGCAACACCAAGTGCATTTGGGACGGTACGACCGGTGGCACCACTCCGTGGGCTACTGTCGGCGCCGCTCCCGTACTTGGAGCGCTTGTCGTGTGTTCCCAGCTAGTGCCGGGGCGTGTGAAGTTCATCACGACTCAGGCAGCGTATCTAGGTTGGCAGGTCCTGGGTACGTTGATCTCCCTTCCGGGTAGTCCGCTTCCTACGTTCGGAGCGAACGCTGCCGCGGGCGACCTCTTCGATGTCGAACTGACGGTTGGAGTGCGAGCCTAATGGCAGTCTACAGCCCAACTGGGTCTGGCAACGTTCACATTGACGTTGTCCTCACTCAGATCAGCGTCGCTTGGCCGAACGAAGGGCTGGTGGGCAATGTTCTCTTCCCTTCGGTCCCCGTCGCCAAGCAGTCGGACAAGTACTACGTCTTCCAGGGACGCGAGGGGTGGTACCCTGCTCTGGATGACGCTCGTGCACCTGGCACTGAGGCTAACGAAGTTCCTGGTCTCACAGTCAGCGTCAATAGCTACTACGCACAGGAGCACGCGCTCCAGATCGCGGTTACGGACGAAGAGCGGCAGAACGCCGACTCGCCGCTGAGCCCCGACGTCGACGGTGCTGAGATGCTTGCCTCGCGGATCGCGCTGGGCAAGGAGTACCGCATCTACAACACGGTCGCGACTGCGGCGAACTACAACGCGAGCCTGACAGCGATTCCGGGTACGACTTCCGGCTTCGGGCCCCTGTGGGACAGCAACGCTACGGCGACGCCCATCAAGGACTTCAGGGTGGCGATGCGGCTGGTTCACAAGCTGTCGTTCCTCTCGCCCAACCAGGCGATCATCCCCTACAAGGTCATGTCGGCTCTCGAGGACGCTCAGGACTTCATCACTCGGATCCAGTACGTCGAACGTGCCGTGCTGACTCCGGATCTGGTAGCGTCGCTGCTAGGCCTGAACAACGTCGTCGTTCCCGGCTTCGGTATCGCGACTAACAACCCTGGACAGGTTCTGGCACTGCAGTACCTCTGGAACACCGAGGCTCTGCTCGCGTACACGCCTCCGCGTCCGGGTCTCAAGGTGCCCGCGTTCGCCTACCAGTTCACATGGGGCTTCGGCGGTGGGGGTGCTGGAGGCCTAGGGTTCGGCTCCGGCGCGTTCTCGGGTCAAGGCATCGATGATGGTGCTAACGGTGCGACTGGGCTCAGCCCTGCCGACTTCGGTAACACGGGCATGACTGACAACGCCCTCGGTGGTGGAATCGTCGACAGGTGGAGGGAAGAGCGTCGGGCATCTGACATCGTCAGGTTCCGTCAGCGCTATGACCTCGAGCTGATCGGGCTCGACACCAACAACAAGTCCATCTGCGGCTTCCTGTTCACCGGTGTTCTCAGCGGTGGCTTCGTCGGCTAGGAGGTAACATGACGTACGTAGCGTATACCGAACTGGGAGCGGACACGCCCCCCGGAACTCCTGTTAAGGAGGAGGACTTCGACCCCGACCAGTGGGCAGACTTCCTGGAACGTGGCAACGTGGTCATTCAGGGTGGAGAGGATGACCCCAACGTCCTAGCTGCAAGGGCTGCTGGTGAGGGTTACGAAGATCCTCGTGACGCTCGCATTGCTGAGCTCGAGGCGCAACTCGCAGCGACTCAGCAGGGCGTCCCTGTGGACCCTAAGGCGCCTAAGAACGCCACCGGTTCTAGTTCGTAGGAGAGGAGGCTTCGTTGACGGCTCACATTACCACTACACAGGTTCAGACCTGGCTCGAGTCGACGAAGCTGACCGTCACCTCTCTAGACGCGGGACTCGAGGCGCAGGTCTCGAGCGAAGTTCTCGGGAAGCTAACCGAGACCTACGCCTCGTTTGTCCCGCTATGGATTGATGCTACTACTACTCCAGCAATTGTTCAAAAGGTCATGTCGATGATATACGCCGGTTGGCTATTCGACAGGTCCTACTCGGAAGTGATATCGGAGCAGCGCGGCGCGAGTTATGGTCTAACGCTTAGGACCTGGGGAACTCAACTGCTGAACGACATTATCAGTGGTGCAGTTTCAATAGCGGAAATATCGCCTAACAGTCCTGCAGTAGCTCCTGTGTTTTACCCGACAGATACCAGTTCGACTTGGGATGCATGGCGAATGAATACGGATTGCAACGACAACTCGTTGGGTCCGGCTAAGTTCGGCATGGGTAAGGTGTTTTAGTGGCGACGACCATAACGGGTAACGGTGTCCGAGTTGACAGTATGGTCAACATCGGATATTCGTTTACCCCTACGATCGCCATGTCTGCTAAGGCATTTAACACCCTTGACATTGATATCAGATCATTTCGTGAGCCGTTGAAGCGTTCGATCCAGCGAGTCGTAGCACCTAGCATCCAGAAGAACTTCATTGCTGGTGGTAGGCCTACGGGGTGGACTCCGCTGTCTGATGCGACGCTGATTGTGAAGGCTCGAGACCCCAAGACTAGGTTCCCTGTCTCTGATCCTCTGCTTAGGTCTGGACTGCTCTACAAGACCATGGGACAGTTCAACATCTGGACCGTGACCCAGACCCAGGCAGCTATCTTGAGCTTGCCAGACAAGATCTGGTACGGAGGCATACACCAGGCAGGCTACGGAAGTTCGTCAGCCGTTAGTGCAGGTGCGACTTCCGCTGAAGGCTTCAAGACCATGATGGACCAGGTACTTAGTGGTGGTCTTCGTGCCTATATTCCTGCACGACCGTTTGCGATGGTACAGACTGAAGACTTGGACGCGATTCAGACAGAGTTTGAGATCTGGTTGAACGAGCGTATCGTTGCTAGGTTGGGGTTGTTATGCCTGGACCTAATACCGATAGCTCCGAAGTCGTCGCGAACTACATCTACCAGAAGCTTCTCATCTCTGCCAACATGACCGCTCTGGGCGTGAAGAGTGTTTGGTATGGAGACCAGGAACTAATTCCTAATACGCCTGCGTTGTGCGTGTCTCCCGGGAACAAGAAGCGCGAGTTTCAGGGTGCTACGTTCAGGACGTTGAACACGTTCGAGACGTATGTCTTGGTGTACTTTTGCAAGATCCAAGATGTGCAGGCGAACCTCCACGGTGCAACGACATTGGCTGATGCTATCGAGACGTTGATACACAGTGACTTGCTCTTGGGAGGAAATGTCTTCTCGGTGCTATGTACACAGAACGAACCGGGAATGATTACCAAGAGTGGATCCCTCATGATGGGGGCTAGGTTGACGTTCGAATCCCAGAGTAAGACAACATTCCCAGCACAGGTGTAGGTGGCGTAAATGACATACCGAGTGATTGTCGATCATCCGAATCTAGGTGATCAAGACGTATACATCCACGGTCTCGGGACGTTCCACAACGGGACGACTACAGAGATTGACGATGAGCAGGTGGAGCGGTTCCGTTCTATCAACTCGGTAGTCAATCTCTCCGATGCGCATCCCGAGACGGGCCGTCGGGTGCACATGCCTGCACGTGGTAAGGACCCGACACAACTCAACATCTTCGGCGTCAAGGTCGAGAAGGTCGGCGACGAGGGCAACGACGAGACGAACGAAGGTGGTGAGAAGTGACTCAGTACGGTATCGGTGCAGGTGGCCTGATCGGCATCGCCTTCGAGACAGTCGTCGGTACGTATGTACCGCCGACGAAGTACGTCCCGATTCTGTCAGAGACGTTGGAGTACAAGGAGCAGAACAACTACCGCAGACCGATTCGGCAATCAGCTGCCCAGATCGGCGTTGTAGCAGGTGACTTCGACGTTGAAGGCACGCTCACGATGGAGGCAACGGAAGACACGTGCCTCTACTTCACGGAGTGTTCTCGTGCCGTAGGTGTTAAGACAGGCGCGACTAACTTCGTCTACACCTACACGCCAACATCGGTTGCTGTGCCTCCGCGAACGATGTCGATCACTGTCGTCCGTAACGGCGTGGTCTTTGGCTACGCGGGTTGCGGTGTGACCAAGCAGACTTTCACCGTGAACAACAACGTCCTCGAGTTCCAAGCCGACATAATCGGCTTGTCGGAAGCTACGCAGTCGGTGCCGACAGCGACTTGGCCGACGTCGGTGCCTTACGGTCCTGGCTCGTGGAGCATTCAGATCCCGAACCCGACGGTCGTTACCGACATGGACACGTTCTCGTTCACCGTCGACGACGCTGGCGCTGCTCAGTACCGACTCAAGAACGCTCGAGGTGCGCAGTTCGTCGCGTACGGAGAACGTTCGACGCAGATGACCGCTTCGCGTGACTTCCTCGACAAGAGCGACTACGCCTTGTTCCAGTCGGTCGCTGCGCAGAAGCTGACGGTGGCTGTCGCTGCAGGTGCTAACAACGGTATCACGTTCGACGTGTTCGCAGGCATCAAGGACGTGTACCAGGTTCCGCTATCTGGTCAGGGTGACCTGGTTCGCGCCTCGATCACCTACCAGTCCGTCTTGGATGGGTCGGGCAGCGAGTACGACATCATCTACAAGACGCAAGAAACCATCACACCTCACCTGTAAGTAGATAGATGCCAGTAAGCCGCACAAGAAGAAGGCACAAGTCTAAAGGGAGGACGAAAGTGCCAAACGCAACAGTGTCTACAGTTCCACAGAAGTTCGATCTTCAGTCATGTCCTGGCGGCTGGGTCAAGCTACGTCGTATGTCGTACGGCGAGCGCTTGCACCGCCAGGACATTGCTATGACCATGTCCATGCAGGCTGACCAGCGAACCAAGCAGTCGTCGATGCAGGTCAAGCAGGCACAGACGGCCGTCGCGTCGTTCGAGCTCGCTTGCTGTGTCGTCGATCACAACCTGGACAAGGACGACAACGGGACGCGGCTCGACTTCAAGAACCCGATCGACGTCGACCAGCTCGATGGCATGGTTGGCGACGAGATCGCGAACTTGATCGAGAACCTACACGACTGGGAGAGTAACCTCCCAAACTCCGAGCAGAGGTCTTCAAGCTCATCCTCAACAGCGGTCGAAGTGAAGCCAGCAGAACACCGTCCGCTACTGAAGACGGACGCCTAGCTGCACAGCTCATAGGCATAGTCAACGTTTGTGAGCATATGCACTGCCTCCCTCAGCCGGGCGGACTCTTCGACCAGGATTCGTTCTTTGTATATGGAATGGATATGGTCGTCGAGGCCAAACGGATAAAGGAGATTGAGGAAGAGAACCGAAAGTCAAATACCAGGAGGTAGATGTGCCACTCGGCATTCGAGAGGTTATCCTGGTAGTTCGCGCTCAGAACATGAGCTCGGGGGTCCTGCGCGGTCTGGCTGGAGACCTCAACAACCTTGGCAATGCCGAGAAGAAGGCCGCGCAGGCCTCCATGATGCGAGGTCAAGCACTGATGGCTGTCGGTGCAGGTATTGCAGCCGTCGGCATTGCTGGTCTCGCATTCTTTGGTAAGGCGACCGCCGACGCTATCGAGTACAACAAGCAGGTCGCTCTTACCAAGACACAGATGTACGGTGTCAAGGCGTCTCTCGACGATGTTGCCAAAGCTGGTCTAGATGTTGCTCGAAACGTCGCTGTGCCACTAGATCAGATCCAGGCAGGCTTGTACGACATCTTCTCGTCTATGGACGTGAACATGTCGCAGGCCAAGTTCCTGTTGAGCAACTTCGCCAAAGAGGCTGTTGCTGGTCAAGTCGACTTGAGCACTGCTGAGCGTGCCAGCATTGGCATTATGAACGCTTACCAGATGAAGGTAACGGATGTCACGAAGGTTCAGGACATCATGTTCAACCTCGTCAAGTACGGCGTTGGCACGTATGGAGACTTCGCGAACGCTATTGGACGAGTAACAGGTCCTGCTGTTCGAGAGAACCAGACGTTCGAGCAGACTGCAGCCCTAATGGCGTTCGTTACTAGGAACGGCCTGTCGGCGTCTAACGCTGCCTCGTCAGTCGGTCGAGCTCTGGATGCGATCGGCAAGTCTAGAGATAAGATTCAGAACTTCGGTCAAATCGTAACTAGTGTCCTTGGTGACAAGACAGCTGCGAAGCTCGGTATCACTGCTGACTCTATGATCAAGGTAGTCGACGCTTCTGGCAAGATGCTACCCATCAACCAGATCATGACCCAGCTAGGCGTTGCTCTCAAGAACCTGAATCCGACACAACAGAACGACGTCTTGACGGCTATGTTCAAGGGTACCGGTGGCACGATTCAAGCCATGAGGTTCTTTGACATCGCTATCCACAACTTCGGCCAGCTTAACAACCTAGTAAAGGAGATGGGTAATAGCAAGGGAGCGTTGAAGGCCGCTTACGATACTATGGCCAACACTCCTGCGATGAAGATCCAACTTCTGAAGAACAACTTCCATGCGCTGATGATCGAGATCGGAGACGTATTCATTCCGATCGTCACCAAGCTGGTAATCGCGTTCACTGCCATATTCAGTTGGATAGGCAAGCTCAATCCTACCATCTTGAAGTGGGGCGCGATAATCCTTGCAATCATATCTGTGTTGGCTGTACTTGTAGGCATTCTCGTAGCTGTTGCAGGTGCTTGGTTGATTCTGTCTACGATCATGGCGGCGTCCGAGATAGCGCTGGCACCTCTCATTGTTACCATCTTGGCCGTCATAGCCGTTATCGCACTCCTAGCATTCGGTGCGTACGAGATCTACAACCACTGGGGCCCGATCAGTAAGTGGTTCCACAACATGTGGTTCGACATGTACCACTGGATTGACCACATCTGGCAGATGATCTGGAAGGCGATATCTGCTGCCTGGGGCAAGGTTAAGGCTGTCTTCAAGGATATACAGAACTGGGTCTCTAGCAACTTCGACAAGTGGTGGAAGACACACGGCTCAGCTCTTGAAGCTGTCTGGAACACTGTCTGGGGTAACATCAGCAGCGTGTTCAGTACTACCTGGGGTTTCATATACTCCGTCATGAAGACCGCTTTCAATCTGATAGAGACACTGTTCAAGATCGAGTTCAACACCCTGTTCCTGGGTGTGAAGGTCTTCTGGTCAGTTGTCGAAGGTGTATTCTCTATTGCCTGGGCTATACTCGTGGCGGGCTGGAAGATATTCTGGAACATACTCCTTGCCTACTTCAAGTTCGTATGGGCTACAATGATATTCGCCCTGAAGCTGGCCTGGGATACAATAGTTGTCGTCTTCAGCGTGTTTCTCGATATCCTGTCTGGTCACTGGCACCAAGCCTGGGTCGACATCTACGCCTACGTTAGGCAGGTCTGGAACCTGATCAAGGGGTTCCTAGTCACTATCTGGCATATCATCGAGGCAGCTGCAGGTGGCATCTTCGGTGCCATTGAGCAACTGTTCTTCGGCGTCTGGCACTCGATCTACAACACCGCACACGGCGTTTGGCAAAGTATCTGGAGCTACCTGCAGTCGATCTGGGGCGACATCAAGGGTGGTGCAAAGCAGTTCGTCAAGGACCTCGGTGGCATCTGGAATGCTATCGAAGGTGCCTTCAAGGGCCCAGTTGATTGGGTTATCAAGTACGTCTATGACGACGGAATCCGGGCCCTGTGGAACACTGTTGTCAACGCGATAGGCTTGGGCAAGATCGACATGCCGTTCGTGAAGCAGTTCTCCTCAGGAGGACGGCTAGGTGGTTTCGGTGGTGGCGATATCATCCCGGCACTTCTCGAGCCAGGCGAAGCAGTCGTTGACAAGCATAGGACTCGGAAGTACGCTGCACTGTTCGCGATGATGGGTATTAAGGGATTCGCGTCAGGCGGAGTACCGGGACCGGTGTCGCCCATTCAGGCACGTGTCGGGCCAGGGGCAAACATTTCCGGGCCAGCGCTAGGACCACTGCAGGGGCTGTTCAACTTGACTGGTGCTGCAGGTAAGATGATGCTTGCAGCTGCCACAGGGAACTCGACGGCGTTCATCAACGCACTGACGAGTGTAGCTGGCGGATCCAGTGGTGCAGGTGGGAATCTCGCGGCAATGGTTGCTACGCTCCCTGTGGCGCTTATGAAGCATGTCGTAGGCAAGGTTTGGAGCATGATTACCGGCGGCGCGTCTAGAGCTACGACGTCTGTAGGTGCAGGACCTGGTGGTGGATCAGTAGCTCAGAACCAGGCGCTAGCCAGAGCGCTCATGCCCGGCTGGGCCACTGGGTCTATGTGGTCTGACTGGAGAGCGTTGTGGAACCAGGAGTCGGGCTGGAGCCAGTTCGCTTACAACGCCGGTTCTGGTGCGACTGGTATTCCGCAGGCACTTCCCTTTACGAAGATGCCTCGTGCAGCATGGTTGCCATTCCAAGGTG